CCGAAACTAGAATCTAGAAAACCCCTTGCGGGTTACCTAGTCTAGAAAAGCGGCGATATAACGTTGCCACTCTTGCACGGCCGAAACTTCAGCCGAGTAAGTTACGCGACTTACTATCGTCCTCGTCTGATGACGAAGGGTGAACGGCGCTGCAGAAGAACTACCCTGCAGTGCTGCCATCATCAGGATTACTCCTGCCTTACGACATGGGCCTGTGGATTCATCCACGACCGGCTCACGTCGGTATTCAAGCCAAGTCCAACACTGCGTCTTCCAATCTCTCTTGCCCTTTGTATCGGGCGAGGAGAAACCGAATCGCGCGTGCGGCGAAGCCATGAATACATCCCACTCGACCGTGACTGCTGTATCCGGATTGCCTTCAAAAGGCCGTACGAATAGCAAGTCAGCGGGGATAAGCGAGAGAACATACTCGCGTGCCTCCGCAAAGAACATTTTGGTTCGTTCATTGCGTTGAGTGAGGTTAAGGAACTTGAACAAGCTCTCAAGGTTGTCGAGAGCAAAGTCAAGCACGAAAGGACGTACGTCCTCACCCCCAAACCAGTCTCTCCCACAGGACTCCCGAAATGGCCCAGTAATAAAGGTCTTCTCGGAATTCGTCGTGAACCCTATCTCACTAAGTAAGTCAATGAGTAAGGGTGCACTGTCTTGCCGAACGATGATGTCGTCACCATACACTAGTACATCGGTGCCTGGCCGACCACATCCGACAGCTTGCGTTGCCGCAACGAATATGAGCGTCTCAAGAGGGAAACAGAAACCATTACCCATAGAACAGAATTTGTGGTAGGCGACCTTGCGGTTACCGTCCATATAGTTCTTACTTCTCAGATCATCCAGAAAGGAGAACCAAGATTCAGGTAGCAAATAACGAACTAGCTCCGTACTGACAGAGTCCGATGCACTGGACAAGTCAATCGTCGCAAATCCATTAAAGCCGTCCTGCTCTGAGCCCAGACGGGCCCATTCGCAGTTCCTCGTTTGATCGCTTAGGTCTATGCCGATGCGCCGCAGTCGTAACCGCAGCACTTCGTCTATTCCTTTTTGAACGTACGAGTTTAACAATGGCTCGACAGCTATCGACCGATCGGTCTTGGCTGTCTTTGGGACAAATGCTAATTTGTTATAGTCCACCACGCGTGTCAGATCATGAAAACTCTTTTTGAGAGCCTCCACGTCTAATCCGTAATAGCCACTGTAGTGATCCTCCGTCAATAACTCGCGGAGGTACGGTGACTTTAGAACGGCTGAACGTGCATGATGATATGCCTCAGAACTCACAGACCACTTCTTTGCAAACAGTTTAGCATAGAGGTGTGTAGCATTACCGTGGGTTCCAATACTGGCACCGGGTCCAAATCCACTTTTTTCGTAACACTCACCATAAGGAGGTTCTTCACCAATAACATACTTGATGAAGTTTCGCATTCTGGCTAAGTATTCCGCCAAGTTGGGAAGAGTAAAAGTACTTTCCCGAAACTTCATATTCGTAAGAGCACATTGTGCCTCACTAGCCTGAAATTTCATACGTGCCTCTCGCTCAGGATCAAATGAAACTAGATCCTTTGGAAAGGGGTATTTCTTGGTTAAAGCGGTCAACTGACTTGCAGCGAAATGCTGTGCTGCGGTGGGATACTTCTGTCCACCCAAGAAGTCAGACAGCTCGTAAGCTTCTTCAACGCGTCCCTCCCGAAGGAGGATAGCGACGCGCGAATCGGCTAACAAGCTGTTGGACTCGTGAAC